GATTTGATTGTAAATAACGCAGCTACGGATCTTGAGAACGCCAAAAGGATTACGCATAGGTCATTTATGCGTCCTTCGACGCTTAAAAGGCTTCAAATTCTTGGTGTTTACCGGGATATTGACCTTTCCACGCCGCTTCAACCTAAAATTGACAGCGTTCGGCGCGAAAAAAACGATCAACAGGGTATTTCGTCTACTACATCAAATCCTGAAGACCGCGATAGAGAAATATATGAGTGTTATTGCGAACTGGATTTGCCTGGCTTTGAGCATAAATGGAAAGGCAAGACTTCTGGGTTGGAAATTCCGTATCGCGTAACAATTGATGTATCTTCCAAGAAGATTTTGTCGATTGTCCGCAATTACGATGAAGATACAGAAGAGCTTCCCATTGCTCGTGAGACATTTATTAAGTATACATTTGTTCCCGGCATGGGTTTTTATGATATTGGGTTGGTTCACATTCTTGGTAACACCACGAATGCGATTACGGCTGCTTGGCGTGAGATGTTGGACGCCGGAATGTACTCAAATTTCCCCGGTTTCTTGATGGCGGATACCGGCGCTAGGCAAAATACTAATATTTTCCGTGTTCCGCCCGGTGGTGGCGCGTTGGTTAAGACAAATGGCATGCCAATCAATCAGGCTATCATGCCATTGCCATATAAAGAGCCATCTAGCGCGTTGATGACGCTTATTGATAACATGTCGCAGACTGGCATGCGTATTGGCGGCACATCTGAACAGCAAGTTGGCGAAGGCAAGACCGAAATGCCGGTTGGAACCACGCTGGCAATGATGGATCAGGCCGCCAAAGTTATGAACAGCGTCCATAAGCGGCTTTGTTCTGCTCAAGCCAAAGAACTTCAACTTATCGCTAAAGTGTTTAAGGAAAACCCTAAAGCATTTTGGCAGCGCAACCGCGCCCCGGCTACAAAGTGGGACGAAGAGACGTTTCTTAAGGCGCTCAATGATTTTGATCTGATTCCGCAGGCTGATCCTAATACAGCCAGCCATGGCCAGCGTCTTATGAAAATCAGTGGGTTGAAGCAGTTGCAGTCTGCTTCTCCCAACATGTATGACGCATTTAAAGTTGATTCGGCTGCATTGCAGGCTCTTGGCTGGTCCAACCCGCAGCAGTTTATGAAGAATCCTGAAGAGCTTAAGAAGCCTTCGCCGCAGGATCAGGCGATGCAGGCCAAGGCTCAGGCTGAGAAGACCGTTGCGGATGCCCGCATGTTGGATAGCCAAACCCGGCAGAAAGCCACTGAAGCTAAAATTCATCATCAGTCTCATAAAGAGATTGTGCAAAATGTTAAGGTTCAGCAAGAAGGTTCCAAGGCCCATATGGAAAACCGCGTGGACCAGCAGAAGGCGATTATGGAGCAGCAGCGGGCTCTTCTGGATCTTGCAAAGGACATTGCAACCAATCCCGAATATGCTGAACAACTGATGCCTTTGATCCAGCCTGCCGTTAATCAAGTTCAGCAAGATCAAGCTGCTTTAGGAACTCAACCGCCTATGCCCCCTAAACCACCCGGAGTTGCGTGATGGCTTCTCCCCAATATGAACTTGGCCGTGATGCAGATGGCAATGTTATCCTTGTGCCAGCGCAATCACAAGTTCGCGCTCCTATTGGTTTTTGGGAAGATGTAGTCAATAAATCAAAACAATATTTTGCTCCTCGCCCTTCTGATTTTACCAAAGGAACAAAAGAAGCTTTTGGCGCTGGACAAGAATTAAGCGAACTTGGGTACGAAAATTTTTCAACCAACCCGCTATATGGCGCTGGTCAAGTTGTGGCTGGCTCGGCGTTATCAGCGTTGTCGCCCATATCTGGCGCTACAGATTTTTTGTTAAACCCGGCTGGAAGAACTTTTGGCCCCCCGGCTGAACATGCTGCTGATGTGGCAAGCATGGTCCTCCCGACTCCATCTAAAGGTGGCGCTATGCTAAAGTTTAAGCCTAATTCTCGCGCAGCCATTGAAGCGGCTGAAGCGGCTGGATCCCAACCCGGTTTTAAAACCAAAGTTCGCCCTAAAGAATATGGTCCTCCCGAAATGCAAGGGCCTCAACAAATTACGCCTCAAACATTAATTGGCCCCCCTGAAATGCAAGGACCACCCAATTTATTTAGGTATCCTGAACCTATTGGCCCAGAAGTTCCTTTTAGAACAAATGTTCAGCCTAAAATCTATGGCCCCCCTGAAATGCAGGGGCCTATGATGCCTTTTCAAACAAATGTTCGCCCCAAAATTTATGGTCCTCCAGAGATGCAAGGGCCAAGGCAAATAACGCCGCAAACAATGATTGGCCCCCCTGAAATGCAGGGGCCTATGCGTTCATCTGCTGCAAATTTAAATGATCCTAATGCCGCTTTGATTCAATCTATTATTGATAAAAGCGCCAATCAGATTGCCGCTTCTCGTGCAGCGGAGCAAACCAAATCTGCGACACAACAATTAATTGAGGCTGCTGCTAGAAGGGCCAATACTGGTTCTGAAGCTATGTACCCTAATTATCGTCCGTATTCGCCGCCTAACCCTTATTTGCCATTGGCGGTTGGTGCTGCGGGTGCGGGTGCTGCTGCTCTTTCAGGTGGCGCAGATGTAGGTCGCCAAAAAATGCAATCATCAATTGATATGCAAGCTGTTGATGATGCTGATCGTAATCAAAATTACCGTAGTCAATCATTAACCAATATGCAGGCAATTGATGATGCTGATCGCGCTAATAATTGGCAGCTTCAATTTGATGATTCAATGCCAAATAGATTTACGCCTGAACAGCAGCAATTTTTGCAACAACAAGCAGCTATAAACGCCGCCCGTAATATGCCAGATTTTCAGCAAACTGCGCCCAATACGGCTGGTGCTGGGCGCGGATTTATGCATGAAAATCTAAATGAACGTGCCAAGTATGAAGCGGCTCAGGAAATGGCGCAACGTCAAGCGCAACGCCCTGCGCAAACTCAAGGTCAAAATCAACCTGCTGCGCAACAACCGTCTAGTGGGTTTTTCTCAAATCTTTTCACCAATCGTCCAGCGTCTACTAAGCAGCTTTTTGAGCAGTCTCAGGCAAATCCTGATGATGCTGGCGCTTGGATGCGGGCGGAACGCCAATATGCTGCAACGCACAAAGACAATCCTAATTTTGATGTAACGCAGCTTAACGATCAAGGGATGGCTCGTGGTGGCTCAGCGGGTGGTGCTGGCGGCAAAGACGCCGCACTACACAAAGCCCTTGAAATCATTCATCATATGTTGATGCAGCGGTAGTTTCCTAGCAGGAGTAGGTGCAATGAGTGAAGCAGCCAAAGCCGCTAGGGCGGCTATGAAGAAGAAAGCCCACAGGATGGGCGGTAAGGGGGAGCCCCACGAAAAGGTGGACGCTTCTTCTTGGACGCCTCCTGAAATGCTGAACAGCGGTGCAAAGACCGGCATGCGCCCGGTTTCCAAACGCCAGTACAAATCTGGTGGCAAAGTTCATGGCGAAGATTGTGGTCCTAATCTTGGCCGTAAGCCCCGCAAGTCTGGTGGCCGCACATTGGCTCATAACATGGCCATTGCCAAGATGAACCGTAACCAGCGGGATGCAAACGAAGAACGCGATGGTTTCAAGCATATTGGTGCTTTGAAGCATGGCGGCAAAGCTCATCGTAAGCATAAGGACATGGGTGGCCCAATGATGGGCGGTATCCCGCCTGCTGGTTCTGCCCCCGGCGCTATGTTGAGCCCTAATGCGGCACCTAACGCCCCCGGTGTTATTGATGGCGCTAATTCCACCATGAAGATGAACCAGAGTCCGATTCGCGGCATGATCCACCTTAAAAAGGGTGGAAAAGCCATGAAGCATGACGATGTTGCGGAAGATAAGGCGCTCATCAAGAAGATGGTGAAGCCTGAAGCCCGTACTGGTAAAAAGCATGGCGGTTTTGAAGTAGCCAGTGGCAAGTTTCAGGGCACGCGTCCTACGGGTGGCCGCATTGCCCGCGCTCATGGTGGCAGCGCCAAGGGTAAAAAGACCAACATCAACATCACCATTGATGCTGGTGGCAAGCACCCGGATATGCCGGGCATGGGTGATATGGGCAAGCCTATGCCCCCGCCACCCACCCCGATGGCTCCTCCGCCTGGTGGCCCGCCCATGGGTATGCCGCCTGGCCCCCCGCCTGGGATGCCAATGGGTGGCC